CCCACACGTATTGGACATAAGAAAACGTGGTGGGGGACTAAGTATGCAGGCCCATAAACGCAAAAAGCCCCCTTTTGGGAGCTTTTTCAACAGGTTTATCAACGGATTTTGGGGATAACTAGCCGGACTGGGCAACGGACTCCTTAGGCTGGCTTATAGAGTCTGGCGGCGGGTAGTTAGTTGGCTTGCACTTAAGATATACGAAATCCTTCCCTATTTGAAGCTTTGCGGCACAGCTAGAGGGTTCACTAAGGGTTATGCCCTCAAAAAGCGAATCAGTTGAAGGTATGCGAATACCCTCAGGATTGACGAAGAAGAACACGTTAGAGCGGTTGATTGATTGGGAGCCGTCATAAGACCACCCTCCAAACTGATCTTTAAGCGGCTTGGGGGGCTCAGGATCGGGGTTATTTGTTTGGTGGGTGGATTGATTATGCGGGGTTGATGTTTGGGGGTTTAAAGGCGCGGTGAGACGGTAGGATTGGTATAGGGAAATGAGAGAACCCGAAAAGAGGCCTAAGGCAAAGAGATAAACACGGGAGAAGCGCTTTAAGTGAATTTTGGTAAGGCGCATAAGGCGATCCTTTTGAGGGCGCAAATAACGCCCGTGGGTGTGCCAAGGGGTTAAAACAGAATGTACGAAGTGTGGATAGTCGGATTTAAAGGCCTGGCGGGTATCGTAAGCCTTATATAGATCAGTGCCACGATATGTCCAACGGTCAAGCAAGATGCCGCAATCATCCTCAACCCTAGCAACGTGAAGCTTTGGAGGGCGAATCTCATAGCCAAGGAAGGTTTTTGACAGTGGGCCAATGATAGGCAATCGAATTTTATCAAGGCGCTTACATCGAGCGACACCAGCAGCAAGAGATTCCCTTGCCTGGCTGTCAATGATGCTAATGTCCTGAACGATAAGAAAAACGTCCCAGCCAAGTTTACGAGCATGAAGAAACCAGTTGTTAACGCCCTGACGGGTTTTATCTTGCCAATTGCGAGCATTAAACCAGGTACCGCACTCGTCCAAAACTAAAAGACCGTTATTAGATTCGTCATAGCCTTTAGATTGATCATAACCGGTGCCAATCAATTCAAAGTCCTCAAGTGTGGGCTTGTCAGGAATACGAATTAAACGGGGCTTATCGGTTTTAGGATGAAACATCTTTAAAAGGTTTATATCGACATTGGTAGCAACAGTACAGCCGCGCTCTATGCGCTCTTTAATGCGAGAGACTGATACCAATGTCTTGCCCTGCCCTAGCTTGCCAGTTACAAAAATGAAATCCATTAGCTAGGAACCTTCATCATGACAATGCGGACATTCCACTCATAAACCCAACGAATAAAGCGGCCAGATACGCAAGCTGATAAACAAGCAACCGTATTGCTTGGGACGATCCAAGAAGCAGCTATAGAAAAATATTCAGGGGTTGCGGCTGAAATGCCACTAACTAAAGCAGTGATAGCAGCAGCAAATGCAGTAGTTAAAGCGGTTAATGTAGTTATTGCAATTAGAACAATGGCGAGACGCTTGGAAATGAACTGGGCTAAAAAGCCTATAAGTGACGTTAATAGGCCGGAAATTACACCGGCAAGCCAGGGAAGACCAGCAAGAACGGGAATAGGCATGTTTTATTTCTCCACTGGTTTAAAAAATAAGCTGTATAAATAAAAGCAGGTAAATGCGTACAACGCCCAAGCAAAGGCAGTCTTTAAAAAATTAAAACGCTCACAAGTGATAGCTTTAGTAATTGGGCCAATGGTGATGGTCATGGGCTGACAAGTAACAGGCTGAAAAATAAATGTATTAATTAAACCATTGATACCACTGGTTGTAACGGATAGGCCATTGGAAGTGCCTTGTACGGATGTTTTAACAGAATCATAAGCAGTCGTTAAAACTGTATCGCCCTCAGTCTTAAGAGCGTTTTTTAGTTCATCTGATTTTGTATCAGTAGCAGACGTTAAAAGGCCAACACATTCTTGATAGTTTTTTGCAGTTGGATCACATTGGCCGGTGCGCTGAGTTTCAGCAGTACCGGGTGCAGATGGATTTTTTACAGGAGTTGAAACAGAGCTAGTAGAAGATGTTTGAGAAACAGTCTGACCAGTAGAGTCATTGATTTTAGTTGTAGTTGTAACGGTAACATCCTTTGCAGTGACAGTTGTTCTAGTAGGCAATTTAATACAAACGCCGTAAGCAATATATGAATCAGAACCGCAAACAACAGTGGTATCACAGCTTTGCAGATTGGCGGCGAATTGACCATTAGAGCAAGTATATTGAGGCATGGGAGAAGAACCTGCACCACCATCCATTTGCTGTCCCTCCTTTAATGGAGAGCCATCATTGACCGTAGTAGTAGTTGTAGTTTGAGGGGTTGTTTCTTTAATGATTTTTGTAGTCTCGCCCAATTCAGAAACTTGTTCCTCAATAGATTTAGGAGTGCCATTAGTGGTTGAGGAACCGGGTGTTTTAGAGCTAGTACCTATAGCATTGGTTTCTGAAGATGCAACACAAACGGCAGCACCATTAAATGTACCGCATTGCATGCCAGATTTATCACCAGAGGCAAGTTGAGAAACAACACATGCAGTACCGCCAGGGGCCATAGTGCAAGCGGGAACTGTACCGAAGTCAACAATAGGGCCACCGATAGAACATGTAGGGCCAGATCCATCAGAAGGTACTGTGATTGTTGCTACATTGCCTTGACCAGCAGCCGCCATACATCGGGCGGTAATATCTTCGACTTTTTTATTAACACAGATACCGCCAACAAAAGATTGATCTTCATTACAACCGTTTGAATCTTTGCATTGATTGCCGGTTGAGCTAGCAAAAGGTGTGGGATGTGTAGATGGGCAGGGAGGTGGTTCACAATGGTAATTAACGCCATAAAGACCGGGTGTTTTTGTAAAGCCTGGCTGGCAAGTAACGGGAACTAACTGTATACACGCCTCTATTAAATCGACATCGACATACTGACCATTTTTAAACTGTTTAGTGGTTCCGTGCTTTTGGGTTGTTAATCTATCTTTAGGAAAGCCAGATGCTGTTATAGCAGCAGCAATGCTCTCAGAGGTTTGATTAGAAGTGACGGAACCATTAGGGCAAGCAGCAAAGACAAAGAGAGGAAAAAAAGAGATAAGAATTAAAATTATGCGCATAAAAAAGCGGGGTTGCCCCCGCCTCCATGGTTAGATTTTGGCAAAGAAGCGCTTAAATAGCTTAAATAACAAACCAGCAACGGCAGACGCGGCAATAGGAGCCCACATAGCCGAAGCAGTGTCAGTAATGCCAGTACCAGCAGACGTAATAGCCGCAGTCGCCTCAGTTGATAAAGCTGCAAAAGCAGGAGCAACCAAAGAAGACGACAGGAAAGCAACTAAAACAAGTTTTGAAGTTTTGATGTTTGAAATTTTCATAATTTCCTCAGATTTTATCGAAGAGCTGCTTAAAGTTTAAAATAATAAAACCAGCAGCCCAACCCGCAGCATAACTGGTAAATAAAGCGCCAATGATAAATTCCGGTGATACTAGAATCATCTTTGACCCCCTTTCATAAAGCCCGATGCAGCAGCGAAAAACAACGAACAATAGAAAACTAAAGACTGGAAATCATTAAGAGCATTGAGATTTTCAGTTAATAAATTAATAGCTTGGGCATCCATAATTAGTCCTCAATTAAACGCCCCCTGCTGCGCGGGGGGCGTTTAATAGTAGAATTTAAGCCGGTTTTTTTAGGTCAAGTTGTTGGACTTCCTCGAGATAGGTGTTCTTAAGCATTATTCGCTTAAGGAATCCATAAGGCTTATTTTTGCCGGAGATACCAAAAATAACTTTAGGATAAAACCAAACCCTTACCATTTTGCCGGTGAGGGATTGGCAGGAATTTGGAACGTATTGCAGGTGATCGCCATATATTTCAATGTCATGAATAACGTGCTCGATCTGGCCGTAATCGCCGGACATTTCAGCAGTCTGAATGCCTATAAAGTGGTTAACGAAATTGCCGTTTTGTTCTGATCGATAGCCCATCAAAGTGCCGGTGATTGAAATGCCAAATTTGGGATTTACGAGCGAGGGATTCATAGTCATGGTTAAGTCTCAGTTTTATAAGCCGTTTTCGCGGCGGGATAATTTCGTAACGCGCGTTACGAAATTGCTTGGCGTTTAATGGCTTTAACTCTTAGCCGGTAAGCGCGCATTTTGTCGGCATTGGAGGCCCATTTGCGTGGGCGCCCTGCCCCGGTTTTGCCGGTAAATATGTCTGCTGTTTGGGTGTCTTTTCGATCTTTCATATCAACCAACCAGTGAAAGTTGAGTATTGGCGGAAGGCATTTGGTACCACTCAGGCACTTCTAAAGTGCGGGTAAAAATGGTCTGGGTGCTAACGACATTGATCAAACTAAATTTGGTTTGATCACAGGGGCGCGCTATATCAATGCCGATTTTTCGAAGACGGGCGCGGTGAGTTTGAGTCTGAGATTTTGAGAGATCATAAACGCGGCCATGCATCCAATTGATAGCATAAAGAGAGGTTGTATTAGCCGCTCTTACATCATTTACAATGCCTTCGCGCAGAAGACGTTCGCCGATTGTCTCTAGGTTCATAGCTTCTACCTGCAACTTGCCATCTAGGGCACAAAATTCTGTAATTAAAGAAGTAAAAAGCGAATCTTCGCCACAATAATCAGTAGTATCAAATAAGCCGTAATAGCGGCAATTCTCGCGAGAGAGAAATTCTGACTTAATTTTAAGTTCAAAACGGACAACGCCGTGTAATTCGCAGTATTCAATAACCTGCATTAGGTAAGCATATTCGAGGGATTCTGGACCGAATTTGCGCAAGATTTTAGGCAATGCATGCAAGCGCAATTCAAAAGCTTTGTTATAAACAGATGGATAAATGAGGCGGCCGCCCTTCCCTGTTTTTGTGAGCCAGTCACAGGTTTTTCCATTTGTGTGAAGTCTTGGAATGCTATTCCGGTAGCTAAGAGTTGAAATACCCTTGATGTAGTCATCTTCAAGCTTTTGTCCGACAGATTTGTTAGATGTAATGTGGATTTCCTGAATAACTGCGCCATCAGAAAAAGTCGAAAATTTGCCAGTTTTATCAGGTGTTCCATGCCAAATGCGAGTGCATTTAGTTAAGGGTGGCAAGCCATACGATAAAAGTATGCGGTTATAAACGCGGATGCAGTCTTCAATCGTGGCAAAACCGAAAAGGTTTTCTTGGCGATCAATACGGCTTGGATTGCCTGATATAGTTAACCTGTTGCCGGAAACTTTAATTTGTATAGAAGTGGAAAAGCTGCCTTGATGCTTAAAGCTGGGGGACGCGGTATGTAGATATTCATTGGTGGTGGCATCGAACCAGACACATGCCCTATCCCCTATAAGGGGGAGGGGGTCATGGTAGTCCTGATGGACTGTTAGCCAATCAATGAAATAGGTGCTCAAATGTTGATCCTTACGCCAAATCTAAGTATTTAAATAATTATGTTGACGTTACGATTTAAGTACTTAAGAACTTAGAAGTCAAGACCTTAGAAAAAAAGAATTAAAATAATGAGACGAAATCGAAGAGAGAAGACAGATGGCGACGAAACACCTTCCGGACACAACGTGGAGAAGAGTCGAACAGGAAGCGGTAAAGGCGGTTACGGTGACAAAAACAGGGATTAAAGACACGGAAATGCTTAACTATTTGATTTTAAAGGGTTTAAATTCGATAACAGAGGAAGATTACTGGGAACTGGCTAAAAAGAAGTCAAAAGGAAGGAGGGATTGATAAGTGTGAGATACCCCGGACATCCGGGGTAAAGTGGGTGTGTAACTAGCCACCCACTGGAAGTGCAGAAAATAACCAGGGAAGACCTTGGGGGGATGATCCCCCCAAACCCCGCAAATTAAGACCTTGGGGCGCTGCCCCAAACCCCGCTCTTGCCGCCGAGGGCTCAGGAGGTTGGGGGAAAAGACTCCCCAACCCCCTGGCATGAGGCTAATTTGGGTGCTGGGTGTAAAGAAAAATACGCCTTCGGCGGTGCTGCGCACGCGGAACCCCTAAAGGGGCCCCCCGCCATTTTTCTTGACACTGATATTTAATGCTTGTCGTCAGGTAAAGAACGAACGAAGGCCTTAAGGAAGGAGATCAGGGCAAAGTTAAGCCCTATTAGAATAAAAATGGCAATAAGCCAGAGAGAGACCTCTGTTTCTAGTGACATAAAAATCCCTCAGATATAAGCATTAATTGGTTTTAACAGGCGCATAGTAAACGCGATCCTCAATAAAAGGTGTGTTGACGTAAGCGCGCATGAATCTGCGCAACTCAAAAGTCATTGTGGTTTGACGATCCTTGCACGATTTTTTAAACAATTCCTTCAGCTCAAAAGATAGTTCTATTTGGATATAGGCAGGGTTTTTTTCGCGCATGTGTAGGAAATCATCATGATAAAACCAATGATTTTACACCAATAAAAAATAGACAAAATCTGCTTGACAGACGAATCAAACCAATGTCCCCACACGTATTGGA